CTGGCATTACCCTTTGAGTATTAACTGGTCGAGGCTGCTGATCTGTTCCGGTTCTTTCTTGTCGAACCTTCTCCATCATTCTCTCAAGCTCGTTGGCTCCAGCATCTGTATCGCCATCACCAAGACCTGATACTACATCAGCAGGAACAATGAACTCGCCGGGGCTTACAGCGACTGGCTGCTGATCGCCTATCATGCCGGGAACCTGATCATCCATCCCTTTGCCGTTGCCTTCTATTTTACCCTCAATTTGAGCGTCAGGAGACATTTCTTTTAGCACTCTGGTACGCAACATCTGAAGAGCTTCTTCGCCAAACTCAGAAACAAACTGCTGAATAACAACCTTTGATTCTTCTTCTGGCAATCTTCCAAGTAATGCTAGGGCTGCCATCTCAATCAAGCGACTTCCATTTGCATCCATTGTTTCTGCCATAGACTCATCTGGCATCTCTTCCATCATCTCGACATCAACCTCTACCTCACCACCTTCTTGCATTTGTTTGGTGTATCTTGAGTAGATGTTCCCGCGAGGGTTTGAGTAGTCGCCTCTAAATCCTCTTCTTGCTGCCGCATCAATACCTACCGTTCCAACTCCATCAGCAGTGAATGCAGAACCTGCGTTCATTCCACTAAGAGGTTCATTTGCTCCATAATTAAAAGACATTGCATCGAAGTTAGGGCCGCCAGCACCCATGCCGCCCTTCCCTGACAATGCCATGTTTATTGCTTGCTGCTGGCTTGCGCTTAACTGACCTGAACCTTGACCACCCATTACTGCATCATCAGCTTGCGGGGTGCCAGTTGCTGGCTCTGGTCGTCTAAAGTATTGAATCTCTGGGCTAAACCCGGGTCGATAGCCTTGCAGTTCTGCTGGAGATATTACTTCAGATCCACGGATATTAGCCTGTCTCTGTGCCGCTCCAGCAGGATTGATTACTGGGCTATAATTTGTTTGTCCTCCACCAGCTAATCGCTGAAGACCTTGCAGATTTTGCATGTAATTTTGAGGGTTAACAGATGTAATCCCGCCAGCTCTGGCATAATTCATCGGAACTTCGTATCCTGAGTAATCGTAATCTTTACTTACCTGACCAAAGCCCCCAAACATTTGCTGGCGACTCCGCTCTAAATCTTCTTGTCTTTTTCTTTTTTCTTGCCGACCAAGAGAGTCCATCTCATCTTGCATGCGAAGCTCTTCTCTTTTGCCTTCGCCCAATGCTATTGGGACTAGAGTGCTAGGAGACATCATTGCAGAACCAAGAGCGCCGGGCTGTTGGAATGGAGCAGACAGTCTATCCATCGGAGTCATTGCTTGTCGAGCTGTGTCGATTTGACTTTGCAGTGCGGTTTGTTGACCCTGAAGGCCAGTCAAGTTTGCTTGTTGCTGTGCAATATTTAACGGCGTACCTCCTTGACCTGCCGCAGAAACTCCACCTTTTCCGCCTATTGTAGATTGCTGGGCGCTTTGTCCTGCTGACTGTGCAGCTTGAGACCTAGCAAGATCTGATGCTGCTGTTGCTGCCTGCTCACCAACGCCTGCAAGAGCCTGCTCCGCCCCAGCAATCTGTGGATTAATTGCATCAGCAGCGCCACCTAGTGCGCTTCCAAGTCCATACCCTGTTAGTCCCGCTAGTATTCCCTGCTTTAGGTCTCCAGTGCTCGCCGCTGTAGCAAGTCCAGATCCTATGGCACCAGCCGCCGCAGAGCTAAGACCCCCAGCACCAATTAAGCCGCCAAGAGCGTTAGCACCAACACCAGTTAAAAGACTAGACCCGGCCAAGCTACCAAGTAATGGAGCCAAGAACGGCAAGAATGCTTCTGGCTGCCCCGTCACAGGGTTTACAGTGAGGGAGCCTGTTGGTGATAGGGAGGCAAGACCTCGCACCTCTATCGGATTCATGTGCACCAGCATGCTATCGCCATAGCGTCCATGCTGGGCCATTTGATTTGCTACGCCCTGCATTGGCGCTTGGTTATTAGGGTACATCATTAGCTTGTCTCCACTCCGAAGAGGTTAAACGAAAAGTCTGTTGAGCTTGCGTAAACTTTAACAACATCATTCTGCCCTAAGCAGATACCAATCACCACGGTTTGCGTTGTGTTTGCTGCTAGGGATTGATCATAAAATAGATACTGACTGTTATCAGCCGAGGCATCGTTGACATGAATACTTACTCTAAATGTGCCAGCACTACCACCTCTGTTACAAATAACAAGAGAGCTAACCGTTGTCTGAGTAAGGTTTGGGGTGGTGTATAAAACTGTTGTGGTTGTTGCGTCTACATCTACCTGACCTAAAACTTTAATAACGTCTGTCATTTAAGCGCCCATCAGTAAGAATTGGTTTCTTCGCATGGCTAAAGTTGTGTCCTTATCTGTTTGCCCTCGGACACCCTCAAGGTCAATACGAAGCTCTAACACACTGTTCTGAAGAATTCGCCGGGTAAGATCTTCATTCGCTCTATCGTACCCGGGAGGTGCTACTGGTAATGGCTCCGATCTCTTTAATGACATTATCTCTTACCATCCGTTCTTAGGTCGAATCTTAAATCACCAGATCTCCAGCCATATCCAGCTTCATCACTTTCAAGCCTTACTACAATTTCTCTAGCTCTGTTTCTTACATAGAGCTGGGTTGAGTTAGGTGTCACTGTAGATGTTGATAGTGTAGATTTGTTTTGCAACGGAAAGTCTGCGCCTTTAACAACGATATCAAGGGTTGCAGAATCTTCATCTCCACTAAACTCAAAGTCTGGGATGATTCTTTTCATAAACGCAAACTGCTCGCCATCGGCAAGCTCAATACCACCAGACTCAATGTAAGCTGTCATTGGCTCTCCGTCATCATCAAAGCCAACTTCGTGCTCATACAAGTAGTTGTTGCCGTCATCAATCACACTTGATGCAATAGGGTAATCCCTTGTCCCGCTTGATATCCAAGCACCGCGACCAAGCGTTCCGATAGACCAGACACCTTCAGAATAATTGTATGTAACGTAGTTTGTAATCTCGGTGTTGTCCTGACCCACAGGATAGAACCATGTTACTTCGCTAAACCTACGGTTCTCTGCGGCAAACACTTTGTATGCCTGACCTTGGTTTAAATTCGAGAAAACATAATCTTTTACAGTACATGGAACAACTTGAACTGAGCCGTTGTAAAGGAAGAAGTTTCCTCTATCCATGAAGTACACAACGCCGCCCACATCGACAGCAGCATTTGGCGATATCATAGATGCGTCAGAGGTGATTCGATCAAACTGAAACACGAACGGAGAGCCAACAAACCGCATTGAGTGCAAACTTGCATCAGTCCATATCAGTATTTCCTGACGAGTCTGTAGCGCACCAACAATGATTGAGCCTGAGTTTATTCTAACACCGCCAGCTGTATTGGTTGCCGTTGGTGTCCAGTCTGCTGCATTCTCTTGGTCTGAGAATCTAACAAACAAAGGGTCAATCGCTGAACTCCCAATAGGGTTACATCCGAAAGCGATAACATGTCGGTCTGTATCTGACACCATAATTTGAAGTGCTACAGTAGGTGCATTAGATGCCCCTGCCAAATCTTCTAAAGCAACCGCCCTAGCCGATGCCCCGGATGACTCATCCCAGTAATAGATCCCGCCAGCTCGAACATTGAATATTAGATCTTCACCAAAGTTGTCTTGACTGTACAGCCTAAGCTGACCCGATGCCGACAGAGGGCTTGCGCTACCCCATGTACTGGCACCCCAAGCACTTGCGCCCCAACCCGATCCAGCAACATAAGCATTTAGGCCTGTATTAATCTGGTATTCTCCAACTACACTAGCACCACCATTCCCAGTATCACTGGAGTTTGCTGTAACAGTAGCGCCGCCTGTGTCTTTAGCTGTAATGGTGTATGTGTCTGCCGTTGGAACACCAGTGACCTCATACTCTTGATTTAGGACATCAGCGGTTATGTTACCGCCAAGGCTGACAGCGCCAGAGAATGTAACAAAGTCATTAAGCACAGCGCCATGAGATGTATCCGACACAGTGATGGTAGAAGACCCATCCGTTGCGGCAAAGGTTACGTCCCCGGCAGCTGTTGTATCTCTTATCGGTGTTATGTCTGAGTAGTTGGTGCCCTCAGTAACATAGAACTTTAGGTTAGTTCCTACACCAATAAATCTTAGAAACTCAAGAGATGCCCAATCAAACAAAGATCGACACACACCCAAGAATGGGCTTTGAGAAAACTTTCTCCAGCCACCTATTTTTTCTGGGCGGCCTTTTCTGAAGCGAACTTTGTCTCCGTCATACCAGCCAGCATCTGCTGTGTACTCGGTGCCCTCTTTGTCTATCCCGGGGTTAAACCGTATCTTTGATAAAGGCATAGCTAAATCCTAAATAAGGGTTTGGTATGTAGTCCCATATCCGGGCGGCATATTTGGATCATATTGTCCCGCTATATTGTAGCCACCTCGATTTGCGGCATATGCTGCACGATCCCGGGCAATCAAATCAGGCGACTGCATTGGCGAAGGGCCACCGACCATGCCCTGCATTCTTTGGGCAAGTTGCTGTGAATTAAACAGAGACCCAATACCAGACCCAATACCACGATTTACCATATTGGCTGTTGAACCCTGACCTGATACGGGGCCAAAATCACCAGCTCCCCTTCCATCAATTGACTGAGCACCAAGCCTTTGACGGTCTGCATCGCTAAACTGAGACAGATAATTCTGCTCTTGCCCGGCCCGAGACAAAGGCACATCCGGATTCCTAAGCTGCTCAAGAGCATACCTAGATTGAGCAGCCTGTGCGTCAGCCATTATTTTATTTGTTAGTGCTTGTTGATTCACGTCTATTCCGGGGTCTCGGGTCGGTATCATGCTCCCGTACTGAATAGGTGCCTGCTCTATCCTAGCACCACCACCTTTCCCACCAAGGTTTGGTATGTTCATCGGGGCACCCTGTACAGTACCTTGTGGCATTTGCTGCTGAGTTACATCATTCGCAGAGAATGTGGGGCGAGGCTGACCCTCATAAGCTCCGCCTTCACCATATGGATCAAACACTCTAAATTCATCACCAGCAGTTCTTGTTCCACCCTTCCCACCAAAAAAAGGCATTATTGGATTGTATCCGCCGGGTGGCGTAAATGCTGTTTTTGGATCTACTATTCGATCTTGAGACCCGGCTGGCATAGGATTAATAACTTGCTGTGGAGTTGGCTCAACCTGAACTGCGCTTTGATTTCCGGAAGCCCCACCCAGTATTTGATCAGGGTTTGAGTAACCCGCTTGAATCAACATATCACGAGTAACGGCCCCGCTTTGAATGCCTTCCTGACCAAGGTTTTTAATCTGTTCTCGCATAGCAGCTGACTGGTCTACGGGTTGGGCCATAACTTCTGGTTGAGGAGTCATTGGGTTATTGCCAATATCTGGTGACTGGCCTGTCTGTCCCGAACCGTATGTTGGTGGCATGTATGGCTGGTAATGCGGATTGTTAAACGAAAAGATATTTGATGGCTGTCCGTATCCAGAAAACTGTTGTGGCGCAAATGTTGGTTGACCATACCCAAACGGGGTTGGAGGTCTTTGATAGCTCCCACCTTTACCGCCGGGCGATGGCATTGGGTATGGCTGAATCTCAAGAGGAGGTCTCGACTGGCCACCCTTGCCACCGGGTGACTGCATAGGCCTGTTCATTATCTGCCCACCAAACTGACCCGGCTGTTGATACGCGGGGCCGCCGAATGATGGCTGACCACCCTTTGATGGGCTTGTCTGGGTTCTGTAATTCTGATCGCCAAACGGTGACTGATAGCTTGTTGGTGCTTGGCTTCTCATTGTTCCACCCTTAGATGGGCTGTTTGACATCGGGCCTTGACTCATCTTGATCTCCTAATATGTCCACGTTCCTTTGGGATAATCGGTTGACCACCCTAAATGGACAAACCTGCCAGTTCCTTTTTGGTTCCAGCCTATTCTTGTTGCGCCATACTTTAGCGCCAAACTTGTTATAACCGCCGCATCAAATCCAGAGCAGGCTATGTCTACACACATGCCAGTGGTATGCTCACCGGGATTAGACTTCTTAGCTTCAATTGGATGGCTTGGGCATCGGTAGCCGCTGGTTACAACCATTGGCTTGCCATACTCCATTCGTATTGTATTAAGAGCGACCCTGACAGCAGAGTTAAAGATTAACTCATTACAACCGCACTGGCACCGTAACTCATCGTCAGAAAAATAGTTCATTTCCATTTAGACAGTGCCCGGATGCCAAAAGATGCCGCGACCGCCGCACCTAAGAATGCTTTGTAAAAATCTGGCATTGACTCTAAAACTTTGAATCCTTCCTGAACGACTGGGACTGCTTCTGGTATAAAAGCCATAACTAGCGGCACTGAGAACAGCAAAGTAAACCATTCGTCCTTCCAAGACGAGCCGGAATTACTGGCTTGTATGTTATCCCAGTTACTCTCATGCTTGATAACTTCCAGCTTACGCTCATGCTGTGCTTGCCTCTCTTCAGATTTACGCTTGAAGTGTCCACCGACTAGTTCAGTTACCGAGCCGATTAATAACTGCCACATATCAGATCCCTAAAACCGCACTGGCTATCACGAAAATAGCGTAAGAGCCTATGAGTCCAAGACAGCCAGCAACGATAATACTTACATACTGCCAGCGTTTATTGATCTTTTTGATCCTCTCGTTACGCTCTAAAAGCCTAGCCTTGCGAGCCTCTGCTTGGAACTTAACAAAGTCATCCCATAAACCTGCTCTACCGTAATACTGCATCAATTCTCTTAGTTCGTCTTCAGCCTGTTTAATCTGCTCAAGTGCCGCAAACTCTTCAGCGTCACTGGTAAAGCCATTCTTCTTTGCTTGCCGTAGCTTCAGGTCTTCTTTCGCTGTAGTCATCTGACCAATAAAACTAAAACAGTCGGTCAAATCCTTGCCGTTGGCTACAAACTCTTTAACTACCGAGTAAGCGGCATTAAACGCGGCAAGCTCTGCAATCACTTGTCGGCCTTTAAATCTAGCTTCTTGTCTATCTTGTCCAGCTTATCAAAAAGCCGATCCATATCAGCCCTGAAGTCTTCGCGCTTGACGTACTCTCCAGCAACCAAAACTTCGATCTTGTTCACCTTATCAATTAACTCATCATCAGCTTGTTGAAGGTCTTTAACAGCGTCCCACACAGTCTTAAGTATCCAACCAAACAAGACTGAGACTGCCCCTGCGAGCATATTGATAAAGGACTGCTCCATGATTATTTCTCACTTATCGGCTGCGTAGTTATAAAGCGGAGAACAACTATTGCACTTGCAATGCCACACCCTATTAATGCCTGCACCGCTGGACTGGCTGGGACAAATCCAACAAATCCTTGAAGAACAGACAAGCATGCTAACGCAACGCCAAATTGTACTGTGCGAGATTTAAATGCTTGCTTAACATTATTCATTTACATACTCCTCTCCAGCAGAAATGGCTTCGTTTAGTGGAGCCAAATCCTGACCGTTCCAAAAATCTTTTAGTACCATAATCTTTAAATGATCTACATTTCTTTTAACTTCTTGTTTGTCGCCACCAGATGCGACCAAAGCATCAATCAAACTTGCGCTCTCCAAGGAAATTAAATAATGTTTTTCTATCTTTTGCTGTTCGGTTAGATTTGACCAAGACTCTAGCCTAATGTTCATAACTTGCTCTCCAGATCTTTAACCTTTTCGGAAAGCTCTTGGACTGCCTTCACTAAAATCGGAATTAAACTACCGGGTTTTGCTTCTAAAAACTCTGGGTTTTCATCCATCACTAATCTGAGAATCTCATTATCCCCAACTTCCTGCAATTCTTGAGCAACAAAGCCAATCTCAACGGTTCCATCTTTTATGTTACCTCTACGACTTTCCCAAACAAACTGACGAGGTTTTACTTTCTCTATAACATTAAGACCATATGGGCTATCAACAATATCCTTTTTATCGCGCCGATCAGACAGGCTTGATATGGTTGTGGTGTTAGATCGAAGAGTTGATATACTTGAGTTTCCAAAAGTTATTTCGTTTGTTGCACTCGCTGCTGAAGGGTTAGCTTGATATCCAAGGCATGTCAGATTAGACCCAGTAATAGGTGAACCAAAAAACGACATTGCGTCTCCACCTATTGCTGTATTGTTTGCACCAGAAGTTATGCTTCCGCCAGCAGCAATGCCAAGAGCGGTATTATATCCAGAAGTGGAAACATTTGATAAAGCATCATCACCAATAGCTGTGTTGTTTGATCCTGTTGTTATTGACTCCCCAGAAGTTGCCCCAAACGCCACGTTAAAATTTCCGGTTGTTGCTGAAACCATTGAATCTTTTCCAAACGCTGCCGAGCTGGCTCCAGATGTTAATGCAGTTAACGAGCTAGATCCAAATGCTGAGTTGTTTGAGCCTGATGTTAATGAAGCCAATGCCGATAAGCCAACAGCCGCGTTATTAGACCCCACTGAATAGTTTGAAAGCAGTACAGAGGTATCTGTATTTGCCTTCTCTACATTAGTGCCATCGCAATATACAAAAAGTGTAATGCCGTCTGGAATATCAACTCCCGTCCCGGCTGAAGTTTTTACCGTAATCTGTTCCCCGGTATTGTTATACACAAGATAGATTTTGGTTTGGTCTGGGCAAATAACTTCACCAGATCCAGTCAGAGCGCCGCCAGAATCTGTCAGTATCAACATTGCCGCTCGTGACTCAGATGTAGTTCCGTTTGCTGTAGTAAGGGTATGAGAGTTGGTAGACCAAGTATTAATTGTCGAAAGCCCGGCAATAGCCTCTTCGACCATAGAAGTAATGTTGTTGTTAACAACGTCACCCCATGTGCCATCAAGCTCGCCAGTCGTTGGTAACGCCAGCTTTAGTATGCTTGTATATTGAGTTGCCATTTAATAACCTCTTTAATCTATTACATTATTCCAGTTTGGAGTCTGGGAGTCACTAACTAAAATCCATGCCGGAGTTTGAGAATCACTTACAAGCTGCCAGTCTGGAGTTTGATCATCAATAACCCTGCTCCAAATTAGAACATTGTTTGTAAATATGTTTAGCTCTACACCAGAAAGGCTTACGTTTGCATCACCCTCGACAGCTACCGATCCTAAGCTCGCAGTTACAGACTGACCTGTAACATTTGCCTGTATGCTTATAGATACAGTTGCCGTGCCTAGATCTACCGAAACTTCTTGCCCGGTAACATCGACATTTGCCTCTGTATTGATATCAACAGATCCGGCAATTGCTGTTGCAGCATCACCAGTTACATCAACGCCAACATTAATAACAATGGTTTCGTCACCAAGTGTTACCGTTATTGAGCTTCCGGTAACATCTACTGTTGCAGCGCCTGAGACAACAACATCCCCAACAGATGCTGATGCGCTAACCCCGGTTACTGCAACAGGGTTTATTACAGCTACATCGCCAACCGTGGACGTTATTGTGTTGCCAGATACCTGAAAAGAAACATCTATGATGATGGATTCATCACCAATAAAAGATGTTGATGATAAACCTGTTACAGATACATCTACATTTATTGCAGACTCTGACGCAAACGGTGCTGTACTAAATGCGCCAGATGAAAACATTTTACACGCCTAAAGTTGGTCTAATGTCTGGAAAATCTGGTGTAGCAGGCCAGTCTCTTAATGCTTGACGATACGCAAGATACGCAGCGTGTTGTGGATGATCTGTTACAGAAACAATCCAGTCCGTTTGTTTAAGCTCTGCGTCTCGCCATTCTCTGCCGTTAAGTTCAACCACACCGATGGTTTTTTTTGAAAGGTCAACGTAAAATGATTCTTCATATGAGCCATTAGCAAAGACCTTTCGGATCTTGTCCCCCGTCTGTGGCTGCTCTCCTGACCTTGTTAGATTTAATATTTCCATAAATTTGCTCTTTACAATTTTATTAATTAAACCAGCTCACCAAAACTACTCGATGTCCTTGTTCGACCCTAGTAACACCATGTTCGACCCCACCATCATACACTACTGATTGTCCGCAATTCAGTTTAACAAAAACGGGAATAATGTTTTTACCATAAGGTACACCATTATCATCACCGCTTAACATTATGTAATCGCCACGATTATCTAAAGTTTTTTGGTACTCATCGAAAACTAAACACTCGCCACCAATCAAATCTTGCGTCTCTACCACAGTAACTATTGTCAATTTTACGCTGTCGCTATGGCAATCGTCAGCGTGGACTCTGGTAAAAGAATTCTCCCTATATTTTAAAAAATAATTTTGTTGTAATTGGTATCCTTTACTTTCACCGTATTTACGAATTTTTTCTGTGTAAACGTTTTTTTCGTCCTTAACATCTCGCCGTTCTATATTGAATAGGTGACATCCTTGCTGCAAATTCATAAATGATAAATTATCGAATAATTTTTTTAATTCCTTTCTATCTTGTTCTGTAATAATTGTTTCAATACTATAATTACTATTCACAATAATATAATATTAATTACGATGTTAAATAATAATCATATGCAAGTTCGGCCGCTAACGCGGAAGCACCTGCGCTTTTAACTTGAACACTGAAACCTGTTGTAAATGGCACAGCGCCAAGTGAAATGGCTGCTGGTTCTCTCGAATCATAGCGGTCCTGACCTGAACTAGCGTTTGTAACAAGTTGCCAGTGTGCAGATCCAACTACAGCATAACATTCATCTTGTGATGTAGTGTTGCCTTCTTGTGTCAACACGGTTGTACCGTCAACAATAACTTTAAAGTCTAAATCGTTTGACGGGGTGCCATCTACTCCAGCGAGCAAGAAAGTAATAGTGCCAGAACCCGTAACGCTTACTATGTTTTGATAAGTACCAGTCGTTGTTACTGAACTTGTTTGTAATCCAAAATACGCCGCAAGCAACGAAGGGTCTCTACTTCCATCAAGTCTATTTATTTTGGAAAACAATGTAGTGGGGGGAGTCGCTCCGCCACCGCTACTTAAAAACCCAGTTACTGTGCTCATATCATTGTCCATCCATTTGTAGCGTCAGCGTAAACCAATGTTATTCCTAAGTATGCAACATCAATAGTTAAGTCTTCAGCAAGCCCCATGATATTAGAACCATTTCTTGCGACAACTGTGTCTGTAAAGTTTCCAACTAAAACCCTTACATTATCTCCAGCAATGGGGCTTGCAGGAAGTGTAAGTGTCTGAGTTGCAGTATCAACAAAGCACTGCTCGCCATTAACTAAAGTTTTTGATGTTGATGTCGTTGTGGTGTTATATACAAACGCAGCGCCAGATGATGCTGTAATTCTATAGGTGCTATCAATAGTCATCGCATCTGTATTAACCCAGTTAGACCCATCGTATCTAAAAACCTCATTAGCAGAAACTGATGTGATAGATACATCACCAAGCGTACTTAACAGAGCGTCAGGCGGAACTATATTCCAAGACGCACCGTCCCACTCCCATGTTCTGCCGTTAGCTGCATATTGATCGCCAATAGTTGGAGATGTTGGGAAATTTAAAGCCGCCATATTAGACTCCTAAAGTTGGTCTAATGTCTGGAAAATCTGGTGTAGCAGGCCAGTCTCGTAATGTTTGTCGGTATATTAAATATGAAGCTCGGTTCGGCCAATCTGGAATTATTGCAATGTTATCAGTCGATACCAATTCTTCATCTCTCCATTTTCTGGCATCTTGCTCTAATTCAAAATTGCTAGGCTTTTGTTTTTCAAAATAATCGAAATTATTTTTAACAAAATCCTCATCTGCGATAACGGTATTTATCACATCTCCGGCTTTGTTTTTTATCAAATAGGTTTGAGACATTTATAATATCTCCTCAATAAATATAAAAACAACACCCGATCCACCAGCTCCTGAATCTGAAAAATCAGAAGCATTAGTATTTATTGCTGCTCCCCCTCCCGCGCCCAGTCCACCGGATCCGCCAATCCCTCGCTGGCTACTTGAGGTCATGCCCCCGCCGCCTCCAAACATTCCGCCCCCAACCCCATAAATAACGCCTCCTGCGGTTGATCTTACACCGCCTCCACCACCAAGTGCGGTTGCCGCTGTACCACTCCCACCGTTTCCAGCATTTCCTCCCGATCCAAACGCAAGAGAATCAGAGCCAACAGAACTAATTGCAAATTTTGAGTTAAATACGTCTGCAAATGGAACATCTAAATCTATATTTACTCCCAAAGAACCTGTCAAACTGTCGTCTACAGTATCGTAAAAACCACCCCCCCCGGTGCTCCTTACCGTAACAGGGTTAGTGGTAACATCCCCAGCACGATTAAATGGGCTTCCGCCTCCTGTTGCTATGTTAGTTGTGCTGTCTCCGGTCGATATATCACCCCCATCGCAATCATTCGTTCCTTGTGAGTTGACTGCGCCACCTCCGGTCGCACCAGTAGATGTTGTGCTGCTAATTGATCCGCCAGCGCCGCCCGTATAGTTTGCGTCTCCGCCAGTTGCTGTTCCACCAGCTCCGCCAGACAAAACGCCCGCAGAAAGCGCCCCAACACCTCCACTTCCTCCGTTTGCCGTCAATGTTACGCTGCTGTCGCCATTAGTAAGAGTCGTATTTCCGCCATTGTTTCCGTCTACTTTCCCTGAGCCAGTTTGTCTTATTACAGCTCCGCCGGAGCCGATGACAATTGTTAAATCTTCATTTAAAGAAACATTAAAAGTTTTTTGACAGTATCCACCCGCTCCACCGCCTGTTGCGCAATAAGCGGTTGATTGGCTTGCCGCTGCTCCTCCACCGCCTCCACCAACACATATGGCGGTAATTGTTGCTGCCGCAGGCATTGTCAAAGTTTGAGATGCGGTCACTATAAAACCGTCTTTTCCAAAAGATATTCCACTTGCAGAGCTTGTAGGATTTAAACTGCCACCCGCACTAATTAAGCCTGTTAATGTACTCACGATAATCTCCAATCCGTAGTAGAGCTGGAATAAACAAACACAAGACCCATATTAGCAACATCAATAGTTAGATCTTCAGCGAGGCCAGAGATCGTGTTGCCATTTCTTCCAACTACAGTATCCGTAAAGTCACCAACAGAAACACCAATAGAGTCTCCATTTGCTGGCGAAGCTGGCAGTGTGATTGTCTGAGTTGCTGCTGTCACAATGACATAATCCCAAGAGCTTGCTGTCAGGCTTGTTGCTGTTGTTGATACCTGAAAGTCTGTTAGCTTGTTAACCCAGTTTGAGCCGTTGTAGTGGAGAGAGTCTCCAGAGGAAACAGAGGTTAAACTTACATCACTTAACTCGTTTAAAGATATGCTTTGAAGAGCCGCACCAGCTGCCGCATCAACCCACTGCGATCCATCAACATCAGTGTAGTAAATTTTTAGCTGACCACTCTCGCTATTCCACCATAAGTCTCCAGTAGACGGAGACACAGGCGCTGTTGTGCCTATTGTTGTGGCAGACGTTATAAAGCCAGAGTCATTGGTTAGGTCAGAGATATCACTACCAACACGCAACGCCTTGTCAGCTGGGTATGTAATGAATACAGTTTTAACTCCAGCACCGAGGTTAACGGCAGCTCCGCCGTTGGTGCTGTCTAAAATTGTGTCTCTAGACAGCGTGTCTGTACCAGCGGTGTATGTACCTATACCTATTTCAAAGTCAGCGTTAACATCATCTACAATAGCGTAGTAAGTTGTATCTGAATCTGCCAAAGCGGTGCCAAACGCAACAAAGTTGGTCTCTGCTCCACCAAGAGATATATCGCCCGTGCCAGTCGTGGTGGTGGTTTCTTTTACACGATCAGCAAGAACCAAAGCCATTACGCAATCCTAATGATAGCGTTGCTTGCATCAGCAGTTGGGAAGACAATAGTAAAGTCGCCAGATGTTGAAGACTTATCTGCTCCAAAATCAAGCACAGCAACGGCTGGGTTAGTACCGCCATCTGCTTTATAAATCAAAGCACCACGAGCAGTGATCGTTGATGATGACCATGTGGTATCAGCAAAGTCCAAGTACGCTGTCGTGCCAGATGATGTTGGATTTGTTGATATTGTTAGCGTGTTTCCGCCAGCTGAGTAACCAGTCCCGCTTACTTCATTTGTTACTGTATAAGCCGTAGTTGCCGCACCAAGAGTTGCGCTAGAAGTATATAGCGCAATCTTGAATACATCGGTTGTATCGCTGCTAAAGTCCATCTCTCCATCAAGAAGAGCAACTTTAAACGATGTGCAAACTGCTTGTGTAATAGCCATTATAATTTCCTCGGTGTTGATTCTGAGTCTTTAGTCTCGAGGTCTTTTGTGGCGCTAACCTCTTGAGTGCTTGTTTCTTTAAGTAAATCTTTGTTATTGGTGGTCTTAACTACAACAGTGCCAACCGTACAAACATTGATATTCATCATTAGCTTCTAGCTCCTCTAACTGTTCCTGAGCGGTAACTATCGGTTGTGCTGTAGCCCTCACCAAGACTCTTAAGGTCTGCCAAGGCATCTTCATATCTAACAGAGTAAAGCTGAAGAAGATCTGTGTCGCCTTTAAGAAAGGTATACGCCTCTACCAAGCAGCCATAAAGAAGAACGCTCTCTGCATTGGTTCCGAGCCAGCTTGTTCCATCACCAGATGCCGTAATAGATGTTGGTTTATAGAAGTAATGCAACTCTACGGTAAAGTTTTCATCCGGCGTTGGCCCAACAATAAATGTATTTTCATCAAAGATCGCATAATACTTTGGAGTGCCACTAGTAGAAGACGCTGGGTAAGCCTCTCTAATGAAGTTGACATCTTTAAATATTAGATACTCATAGCCAGAATCATCTACTGCCAATGAATACGGAGCAAGAAAGTCTGTTGGCATAGTGAGATACTGATTGCCAGATGTCATCGTACCCGTCTTATTGACTCGAAAGTCTGGTAGTTGAACTGACTTTAGTATTCTATCTTCAGCCTGCTTTATGATTAAGTCTAGGTTGTTTACAAATGTTGTTTCGCTAGACTCTGTGTAATCCTGTATTGCCTGCTTCAATGTGGTGTATGTCAGAGCCATCTTAACTTACCTCTACCGAAACCCGGCCAACCTGTGCCGATATGTCTAAAGCAACCGTTCTGCTTCCAAGCTCTGTTACGCCACCGCCCACAGGGTTCCAAGCAAACTGCCTTCTGCTTTCCTCCAAGGACTGATCTGGCCTTGGATTTCTCAGAGCCTGCGGATCGTTTGTGCGGACACGACCAAGCTGAAGCTGTGGCTGATCTGGGTCAACAACATCTCGACCAACAAGAAGCCCCGTCTTCCTAAGATTGACAATCTGCGGAACTAAATCTTTTTTAGGGTATCTAAACCCAGTGCGGTCGCAATAACCAAACGCATGCTTTCCACTGGCATAACTCAAAAGGTATACCCTCCCGGAGACACAAACAGAGAGGCTTTTTCTCTAGCCGCATCTGCCGCCATTTCCCACTGTTCATCATAGTCTGCTTTAAGAAGCTGAACCCTATCAGCCGCCTGCGGGTATTTCTTTGCTAGGTTATACGCCAGTCCGGCAACAAGGCATGGCAAGAACCGAGCAGGAACATCCATGTTGTTTGACGCAGGCTTGCCCGAATCTTCAACTCGCTCCATGTAATAGAAGCCAAACGTGTAGGTCTCTTGGCTGTCAGGCACTGGCCACAGCTTGATTGTGATTCCCGTAGGTTTACGCTCAACGTAATACTCAAGGGGCTTAGACTGCGTTAGCTTGTTTGATAGGTGCGCGTATTGGCTAACAGAGATTCGGCTCATGCTCTGGTCAAACTGACCGTTAGTGTCGCCAGCATCTGTTCTTAGGTATGCATCAACGATATCAAATACTTGAGGATCAAGGTCATAGTTACCTGTGCCGGGGGTGAGAACCTGAGTTCCCTCTTTTACAGTCCACAAGTTTAAACCTTTGTTTTGCCACTCAAGCATTAATAGATCAATGCTGCGCCGAGCCGTCTTGTAATCATATCCACTACGAAGCTCAAGGCCAGCTCTTTCAAAAGCCTCTTCTATGGCTTCTGAAAGATCTAGGTTGAATGCATATGTCCCACTGGTTGCCATTAGCGAACTCTACCTTTTGTTTTGCCTCTGGTAGCACAGCCGTCAATAGACTTAACTCGACCGCCCTTTTTCATCTGCACAGCTTGACCAGCTGCATTGCGCTCTTGAGATGTTGTCTGACCTCTAAGCATTTTTTCTTCTTCTTTCTTGTCTTCTCTATCTTCCATAACAGACATGCCAACACCAAGTATTCCGGGTATATTCCCTTGGCTCGCTGCATAAAGAGGGCTAATCGCGCTCAATAATTTTTTTTCATTTTTTCCCATTACGCTTTCCTCGTTTTGAAATGCCTGCCTCTGACAACGCTATTGCAATAGCTTGATCTTTTTTCTTTACGGTCTTACCAGATCCGCCAGACTTTAACTTGCCCTGCTTAAACTCTTTCATCACCTTAGACACCTTGGTTTTTTTTCTTGACCCCGGAGCCTTGCTAATTTCTTTTCCAGTTTGCGCTCTGCTAATCATTACCATTTCGCCTTATCAGCCCAGTACGCAGCGCTCATCTTTCCTTTCTTGATGTTCTTTGCGTGTCTAGCTTTAAATGATGCTCGTTTCTTTTTCATCTTGTCTGACTCACCAGCTTTTGGCTTGCCAGCTGTCTTGGCACCTTGCTCACCAAAACGAATGGTCTTCACCTTGTCGCCTTCTTTGGCTACAACAACATGAGACTTTTTAGGATGGTTTGGTGTTCTCTTGGGTTTGTTGTATCCACTAACTCCAGCGCGAGCAAGTCTTGGATCTTTTTTCTCGGCCATTACTTTCTATGCCTCGCTGTTTTCTTTGCAACCTTCTTTGGCTGAGACGAATGCTGCTTGCCCTTCTTGGTGTCTTCTCTTTTCTTCTTTGTTGTTGCTGCGTACTCAGAAGAAGATAAAGACTTAATAGCCTTCTTTGGCAGATATCTTTCGCCAGTTGCCTCTGAACCTTGGGTTGATGGTTTGCCAGACTTTGTTGTCCACTTCTGGTCAGTCCACTTCTTAAGGCTTTTCTGTGGTTTCTTCAGGGCCATCAGTCTTTATACCCGCCGCCTTTGGCTTTATATTCTTTTGCCAGCATTTGAGCTTTTCTGGCAGACCATTGACCCGGTTTTCCGCCTTTTCCACCAGCCTTTATCTTGTTAAACAAAGCCTTCCTCATGGTTGGCTTTGTGTAATTGCCAGCCTTGTTAACTGTCGATTTTTTTTGAGCTGGCTTTTTGGCTTTAGTCATAGACTTTTTTAACTCTCATAATGATATTGTAGGTATCATTGTTTGTAGCACCAACAGTTGTAAATGCTATGTCTCCAGTCTTACCTGCCCCGGCATTGTTGGGAATTCCACTAAAACTGGTGAAGTCTATAGAATCTCCCCAGTCAGCATTGATCTCCCAAGCCACGACATCAGAGGTGGCATCAAATAAAATCTTAACACCCATACCAACAGTGACATACCAGATGTATTCTATTCTTACGCCCGTGCATGCCTTCCCTGTTACCGGATCAGGAGTTAAAGTTGATACATCAATCTTGGTTACCGCTGATTCACCTGTGCCATCTGATGTATTGGAAAACCGAAAGATCGCCGTTTTTCCGTCTTCCTGTATTGTTTGTGTAGCTACTGCATCAGCCATAATAATCTCCTAAAAGGGGCTTGCGCCCCAATCATTAACTTAATGCTGCACCTACAGCGGTTACCCAAGCAGCTCCTGTGCTAACAACGAGACAATACTCGTTATCGCCAGCGCCATTATCCGAGATCAATCGAACTTGACCAGCGTTCCCAGCTGCGGCAGCAGGAAGCTCTGCGGTAGTAATTGCAGTGAATGCAACAAAATCAGAAACTGTAACGTCTCCAGTTACATCACCAGTTATATCACCAGTTACATTTCCAGTGAAACCATTGTTTGAAACAACGGGGCCAGTAAAAGTAGTAGTACCCATTTTAGTTCTCCTGTCGTGGGTTAGTCAGCATAATTGCTGTCAGGGGAATACAAGAAAAAGGGGGCTTGCGCCCCCTCTAGATTAGGATGCTCCGGGCGATCCGTAGATGCCGAGAGGATCTGAAACACCGAAGCTGTAACGCTCGCGAGCTTTGTAGCGAACGTTGCCAGTGTCGAAGTCTCCATCCATTGAAGTTTCCATCGCAGTACGCTGGAAGTGCTTCATGCCGTTTGGTACGTCAGTAATGAGGAAGAACGCATTGCTATCAGTCAGGTAGTGGTTGACTGAGTATCCGCCGGGGATTGCACCCATGTTGCGGATTGCGTTGATATCATTATCTGCTGTAGCAACACGCTGAGTTGTTTCAAGCAGACGCTCTGCTGTAAACATCAACGCGGGCGGAACGATCAATCGCTGTGGTCGAGCTGCGATCAACAAGCCACGCTCATCAGTGAAAGCAGCAATCTCAATGATTGCGTTCTCTAATGAAGTCTCGTTTAAGTCAGCACCTACCGTAGGACGGTTAGCATTTGTACCACCGTTTACCAGCGGGTGGCTGGCAGAAAACAGGGTAACACCATCGCCAGAGTTGTAAGAAGTGAAGCCATTGTTCAATGGGTTCGCTGCTTTAACCTGCTTGGTGTATGCCATACCGCGAGCTAGAGCTTTGGTGTAACGTGCAGACAAAGAGTCATACAGGTTATCTTCCAT